TCGTGCATTTGTTGACAAAGGCCTTCAGGCTGTTCGCCAGTCTGGCACTTCGCTTAACGAAGAACGCAACTTGCTTTTGCCTAAGACATCTACAGTTGTGGATGAGGCGGGCAACCCAATGGTTAACCCAGACGGTTCTGTACAGAAGCAAGTATTGCAGGGAGCATTACCAACAGTCCTAGGAAAGCTAGGCTTGTTGGATCTTTCTGGTGCTAAGGAAGCTGCACTCAACGGCCTTGCTGCTAAGGTGCGCACCTTTACCGGATATAAGGCTTTGTCCATCAATGCCAAGACTCTTGAGCAGTCTGGTAAAAACTTTACCTGGGATGACCCAAACCTTGGTCCACAGATTTACAACACGGCTTATTACGCTATGCCACATGACCTTGCCCTTGAGCATACTGCAAAGATTATGCTTGAGCCAGACCTTGCCACAAAGCAAGAGATGTATGGCAACCTTGTCAAAGAAGTTGTTAAAAATGCTGGTCTTTCAGGCAACGATGCAATTGTTGATAAGGTTATGTCACAGGCGCAACGCGCTACAGATAATGGTGAGTTGACAAACATTGCCTACGGCCATGATGAATCAGGCGCACCACGCGGCTATGTAGACATGAAAGATGGCGGTAAGCAAGGTGTAGCCCTCTGGTCTTGGCAACGCGGTAGCAACGCATTTATTGACTTCAAAGAATTGCGCAATGCCATGCGCCAGTCAACCATTCACAGTCTTCTTTACCAAAAGTTGGATGATGGTTTTACTTATTACACCGACAAAATTTTTGCTCCACTTACCCTTTTCTCAACAGGTTTTGGTTTACGTGTAGCCTCATCTGAGGCACTTCATCAGATCATCCGTGCCGGTCTTGGTGATTATATCCAGAGCCAAGTAGCGCAGAGCGCAGCAAAGTACAATATCTTGCACAAGATAGATGATAATACTATTGCTCGTTACGCTGATTCAGCGGCACAGGCTTTGACTAGCGAAGATCATGCTGCCCTTCTTTCAGGCAAGTCGGTAGTTAACAACGCCGTTACTAAACTGATTCAAGAAAAGGCTGACCTTTACAAGAGCCTTAGCGCTACAGAACGAGCCAATGAGTTGGCTACTGACATTCGTGGTTTGCGTAACCGTGTAAGCCCAGTAGGTTTTATTAACAGCAAGATTGCTCCTTATGTAGCAGCTGATAAATTAGATGTTGTTACCAAGTACCAGCAGTTGATGGGTCACGTCGGTATCCCAGCGGGCGTTGCATCAGATCACGGCAAGTCATTTAAGAATAATGCTGAAGATCGTGTAGATATTCTCTCTCAGTTGATGGGTCATACAGCCAAGCCAACTGAAGAAATTGCAAGCCTTACTGGTACAAATCCTCATTACCATATGTACTGGGCGCAGAACCTTTCCAAGTTGCGCAATGAGCAAATGGCTCAGGATATTGCCGCATCATGGCAAAAGTTTTCAAAGTCATCAGATTGGTCAACACTTTCCAATGATGATAAATGGGGACGAGTCAAGGCTGACTTCCAAGCACGTGTAGAAGATCCAGCTCAATATGCCGATCTACGCCCAACAATGGTTGGTCTATCTAAGGGCGACCCAGCATCATATGCCAATGAGGTTGTCTCATCGTTCCGTGGTTTAGTTGAAGGTGCCTCTGGAGTAATCCATGAGGATCTTATTAACAATATCAAGAATGGCGAGCGCACTTATGAAACTGCGCTAAAGAACATTCCAACTACAGATAGCCCATTTGCTATCCTTGGAAAGTCTCACAAGCCAAACTGGGGCAATCCAATGGACAAGGTTCTTGACCTTGGATACCGTACATTTATTAACCCAGTCATTGACCACATCTCACGTGAGCCAATCTTTGCTCATTACCTTTACGAGAACTTCCGTGATCTCAAGCCATTGCTTGACTCAGGAGCAATTAGTGAGGATGAAGCACTCCGTATTGCCGGTCAGAAGGCAACAGTTGCAATCGTGCCATTGATCCACAACCCTGCACTTCGCAGCCAGTGGGCAACAATGAGCCGCAACTTGTTCCCATTCTATTTTGCGCAGGAGCAGGCACTCAAGCGTATTGGTCGCCTTGGCTTGCAAGACGGCCGTGCTATCCGCACATTCCGAGATTTCCAGATGATTCAGCAAGGTATGAATAACCCAGGATTTGTCCATACAGATTCAACTGGTAAGCAGTACATTGTGTACCCACTTGTCGGTGAATTCGGCAACGCTGCCCTTCGTGGTTTCCAAGCCCTTGGCATAGATTCATTTTCTGGTATGCCAGAATCCACCATTGGAAACACCGCATCTTTAGCTACGGTTCTACCAGAAGTTAAGATGCCAGGTATCTCACCAATGGCCAATCTTGCACTTACCGATCTTGGTAAGCGTTTTCCTTGGATGGAAAAAGTTGCAAACGTCGCCTCTGGCGGATACCCAGCAACCGACTGGATCAATACTGTCCTGCCGAACTCAAGCGTTCGTGATTTTTACAATGGCTTGACAATGGATCAGCGTGTCAACGCAGTACACAATGCAACACTTACTGCCATTGCCAGCGCTCAATACCATGGCATTATTGATGACAAGTTCCCAATGTTGCCACCTGCTCAACAACAGCAGATTCTTGACAAAATTGAGAATAATGCAAAGTCAAATTTGTTTATCCAAGGCTTACTTTCATTCTTCCTTCCGTTGGCTCCAAATGTCACCAATATGGATTACAATAAGAACTTGCAATCCTTACGCGATGAATACCAGAGCCTTATCAAGAACGGCATGACCCTTGCCCAAGCTCAGGATAAATTCCTTGCTACCCATGGTAACCAAGCAATTTCCTACACAGTAGGCTTCTCAAAGACCAAAGAAAACGGAGCCACAATTCCGCTTTCTGATGCAACCATCAATTGGCTTTCTAACAACAATGACATTATTAAGTCAAACCCAAATGGTGCCGCCTACCTCATCCCGCAGAATACAACTGGCGGAGATGTTCAGGCTATTGAGAACAAGTTGCTTACAATGCACCTTCGTTCCCAGCAGACGCCGGCAGAGTTTATGAACTCTGTTTATGTCTCCAAGGGTTGGGTTGATCTTGGTCAGGACTTCAAAGATTACCAAGCAGCAATCCAAGAAGCCAAGAAGACTAATAACGTAACTGCCCTTGGTCAGATTTCACAGGCTTGGAAATTAGTAAGTGAATCTTACGCTCAACAGAATCCAATTTGGTGGGCAAGTTACAAGGATCCAACCAAGACTGTAGATGCCCAAAATGCTCTCAAGGATTTTCAATCCCTTCAGGGTGCAGGAAAACTTGGCACAACCGATCAGGCAAAAGGCATTGCAAATTTGCTTGCTAGTTATAATGACTACCACGCAGCAATTAGCCAGCAAACCAAGGGTACAAAACTTACAAGTATTGGATATGCAATTCAAGATGCTTGGAATAGTTATTTGGATCAAGAAATGACTGATAATCCAAATCTTTCAAATGTGATTAACGGCGTATTTAGGAGAGTATCATAATGGCAACACCTGCACCAACACCAACGCCAACGCCAACCGGTAATAGCGCATTTGCCCAAGCACTTGCAGGTTTAACTGGTAGCGGATCAAACCCATATGCGATTCCTACAACCACAAAAACCACTTATCTTACCCAGACGTCTGCGCCCGATCTTGCCTCAACAATCAACGGATTGTTTCAATCCCTTGTTGGTCGGTATGCAACCCCAGAAGAAATTCAGAAATACGGTCAGGAATTACTGGCTGCCGAAAAAGCCAATCCTGGAACATATTCAGGTGAAACCACATACCAGCAGTCTGGTAAAAGAGCCACAGTTTCTGGCACTCAAACCACAGCTGGCGTAAACGAGCAAGCATTTTTAACAAACCTTATCCAAGGCACTGCTAGCGCAAAAGAATACAAAGCCGGAACGCAGTACCTAAACGCAATTACAAGCATCAACGACAAGTTCAGAGGCGGTTACAGTGGCTGATACTAAACAAACTGCGGCGGCTAAAGCCGCTGCCGCAAAAGCCGCAGCCGACGCAAAAGCGGCTGCCGCAGCGGCTGCTAAAAAAGCAGCAGATGACGCCGCAGCAACTAAGGCTGCTGAAGCAGCTAAGGCAGAGTTCTTTACCAAGTTTAAAACTTCATCTGCCTTCTTTGCATCTGTACCAGAGTTAAGTCAATTACTTACTACTGCGTTTCAAAAGGGCTGGACGGCTGATCAACTTGGTCAGGCTTACCAAGATAGCACTTGGTTTAACACACATTTAGCAGATCAACGAGATTATGCTGTAGCAAAGGCAACCGATAAGGGTGCCTATGCTGAGCAGTACAACAATCTTCTTGGCTTAATGAAGCGCACTGCGCAAGGTCTAGGTATTGACATCTCTTCATTTGGTGACACAATTACCCCAGATCAGGTTGGCGCCATTCAAGATTCAGCCAATCCTGTAGCCGAGTTTCTTGCACAGCATTACAATACACCAGCATCTGCTGATCTTTTACAAAATTACATTTCTCAGCATGGCACAATTTCTGGTCTACCTAAAACCCCAGTTGGCGGTACAGGTCCTGTAGGCGGAACTGGCGCCACGGGCGGTACTGGTCCAATTCTTGGCGGTACACTTGCCGATAATGTTAATGCGTTAAAGTCATACGCTTCGTCAATGGGTGTTGCAAGCCAATACCTTAGCCCTACTTGGGGTGGTGGAACGGCAGCACCAGGATCTGATTACTTTACTAATGCAGCACAAAGCATCCTATCTGGAACAACAAATATCCAGAAGGAGCAGGAATATATTAAAAACCAAGCGATGGCTATGTACGCACCATTTGCTAAAAGAATTGCCGAAGGTCAAACAGTTGCTGCTCTTGCCAGCCCATACACAACAGCAATATCAAACCTGCTTGAAGTAGGTCAGGATTCTATTGACCTCGGCGCACCTACTGGTTATGGCGCCATGGTTACTAAAGCCATGCAAGGTGACGGCACAAATCCAGTAAACCTAGATCAGTTTACAACTCAGATTAAGCAGAAGCCAGAATGGTTGCAAACAACCAATGCTCGTAACAGCCTTATGGATACAGCAACTCAACTTCTTCGTAACTTTGGAATGGTGGTTGGCGGGTAATGGCACTCATTGATGAATTAGATCCTGACGAACGCGCAGCATTACTTCGTGCGCAAGCCGGTGCTGCTGCACGAGCAGCAAGTACGCCGACTACAACTACAGCAACTCCTGTTCCAACACCTGCAATAACAGATGTTCAAATGGAGCGTAAAATTGCCAATACTCCAACACCAACACCAACACCAACTCCTGCGGTTGCGCCAACACCCCCACTTTCTACAAATGATAAAATTGCTGCAACTATTGAGGCATATGCTAAAGACCACCCAGCTGGTGCGCATCAACATTATGGCACAACACTTAACCCAGATGGCACACCTCGCCTTTATTGGGATACTGGTTGGAGCGCTGCAGGTCCAGTAGGCGGAACTGGTACAACCCCAGTTGGCGGTAGCGGCACAACACCAACCCCTACTCCAACTCCTACTCCAACTCCAACACCATCTGCTGCTGATATAGCAGCCCAAGCTGCCGCTGCTCAAGCCGCAGCAAACAAAGCAATCAGCGATAAAAATGCTCTTGGTCTTTTAACATCAACCCTTCAGGGTTATGGCATTGATTCCGCTGATGGATCAGTCAGCAATGCTATCCTTGGATTGATCCAAAGCAACTACGATGCTTCAACTATTCAATCTCTTATTGAAAATCCTTCAGCGGCTTCTTCATCTGATCCAAATGTTAAGGCTCTTGCTGCTGCTTGGAATACGCGATTCTCAGGCAACGTAGCTCGCGAAAAGGCTGGCCTTACACCGCTTAGCCCAGCTGATTACATTGCTACAGAAAATTCATACAAGGCCGTTATGGCTCGTGCAGGACTTGATGCCGCACATATGGATCCAACAAAACTTGGCGCTTTAATTGGCTCTGACGTATCACCTGCGGAAGTAAATACTCGTATCAATGCTGCCATGACAGCAATTACCGCAGAAGATCCATTTGTCAAAGAACAATTGCAACAGCAATTCAATCTTACAACTGGCGATCTCATCGGTCATCTTCTTGACCCAGCCACTCAAGCTAGCGTTATCGCCAACAAGGTTACAGCAGCACAGGTTGGTGCTGAAGCATCTCGTGCCGGTGTTGATGTTAATGCTGCAAATGCTTATGCGCTTGCTAACCAAGGCATTACTCAAGCCCAGGCGCAGCAGGGCTTCCAGTCAATTGCTCAGCAACTTCCTGGCACACAAGAACTTGCAAGTCGTTACGCAGGCTACACACCAGTTGGTGGCGTAGGAGCGGCATTACAGACAGCAACCTTTGGCGCACCTGGTACACAAACTCAAGCTCAAGCAGAAGCAGAATTACAGCGTCTCAGGACTCAAGAAGTCAGCGCCTTCTCTGGTTCATCAGGAGCCGGTAAAGGCAGCCTAGGCATTAGCGACACCAGCGGCCTTAGCTAACAAACAGAATCCGTTACGGTCCACCAGCACCGATAACGCGTATTAAGACTGGTAGTAGGAGCCAAGCCTCTTTCCCCTGAGAGAACTTGTGGCCTGCGTCTCAATCAACGAAAGGGAGTGCCACATGGCAAACCAATATGAAGATGACGAAGATGACTTCGTTAATGAAACAGCTGAGACAGATAATGGTCCAGCAAATCTCCGCAAAGCCCTAAAGCGAGCAGAGAAAGAAAAGAAGGAATTGGCAGATCAGCTAGCGCAGATCCAGTCAGACCTTCGCAGTCGCTCCGTCAAAGAAGTATTGGCTAATAAAGGCGTCCCAGAAAAGGTCGCCAAGTTTATACCTGGCGATATTTCAACGCCTGAAGCAGTTGATGCCTGGCTATCAGAGAACGCCGATGTATTTGGCTTTCAGTTAGCCGGACAAGAACCTGCTCCAACATCGGAAGAAACCAAAGCAAACGTGGCAGCATATCAGCGTATTAACGCTGCGTCACAAAACGCAAACACCCCAACACGTGACCAGGATCTGGCCGCAAAGATTGCTGGGGCTAAGACAGTTGAAGAACTGAACGCGTTGACAGGCTCACCAAGCCAGCGTTTCCGCCGATAAACCCCATCCAAGCACAAACCTTACAGAAAGAAGGTGACACACAATGGCTAACGCATATACAGATACGACCTCTGGCTCGCTCGGTACCTCACTCGTACAGACCGCCTATGATCGTTACG